GAAGTAATCGAAACAAGTTTTAATAACTCATCCTCATCTGGAACAGAATAATAGCGAACACCGTCTATCGTCTCTCTGGAGAGTTTAGGGAGTTCTATATCAACATGATTAAACATTACATACCTGATTCAATTTTAGCAATAAGATATTCTTTTACAAGACCAGAGCGAACGATATCATCTATTCCAAATTCAATAATATCAAAAGAAGGCATCGCACGTATAATTTTCATAAAATCTACAATACCATTTTTCTCATTCGTTTTTGTAAGATCTGTTTGTGACCCGTCACCACAAAATACGATTTTGGTATCTTCACCAACTCTTGTTATTATACTATCTAATTCATGAAAATTCAAGTTTTGAAATTCATCAACGATAACAATTGAATTATCAAGTGTTGTTCCCCTCAAGAATGAGGTGCTCCAGAATTTAATTGTTTCTTGTTGGCGAAGATTGCCATAAAGCATTTCAAAGTCTGCATCGGATGGCATCTGAAACATATACTTTACCATATGTTTGTATGGTATTTGATAATATGAAGATTTGTCTTCATGATCACCAGGTAAAAATCCAATTTCACGAGTTGCAACTAATGATCTAACAATATAGATTTTATCATATGGTGTACTCTCATCTAATACATCTTTCAACGCATTATAGAGTGTGATAAATGTTTTACCTGTACCAGCAGCACCATAAGCAACAATATGTTTTCCTGAACTATAAGAATCAAACAATCTTTTTTGATTATCTGTAATTGGTTCGATACCAACTAGATAATCAGAATTCAAAGGTTTTTTCCTTTTCATTTGTTTTGCAGTTAATCCAACACCTATAGGTTGATCTACGGGATTTCCTCTTTTTTTTCTTGCCATTAATCTAAATTTCTGACATAATTACCTAGATTGTTTCTTTGAGTCTTCTTGAGAACCTCATTCCAACCAGGTGCTTTCTTTCTTAGTTTATCTCTCCATTCACCAACATCACCCGATCCAGGACACGTAGATGGATCGGAGTAATCTCTTGCCCAATCAGGATTGTCTTCTGTCCATTTATCCCAATCATGAACACTCATTGACACTTCTTTTGTCTCACCAGTAGACATATTAACAACAGGATATGTAGCCATAATTATAAAGTATTGTAAAGTTATTTAGACCCATTCCAAAGCCTCTGAAACCGAAGGAAATTGTTCGGTAAACACCTTTTGGCATTTTTTCGCAATGTCCATATGTTCTTTTTGTGTTCCATGTGCTGATCTCAAGTTAATATAATGAACCCAAGAACGACATGAACCAGTCATGTAAAGTCTAGTTGGAGTAGCGAGTGGTAATACAAATCTAGCACACTCTTTTGCTACACCTGATTCTAGCATTTGATTATATAATGCCAAAGAAGAACTGAATAGGGTATTCATTTGTTTTTCTAATTTTTCGACAACTGCAGGATCTAAATCATCTATTGAATTTTGTCGATTTTTTGTATCTTGTCTTCTTAATTCTGGCAATTCAATTTCTCCTAATAAATTACTATCAGCATATCTTTGAGAAAATTCTTGGAATGTAAATGATCTGTGTCTTAAAATTTGTGCTGCGAGACCACGAGTAGTCTCTATTTCAAGTGTCATTGAAGATTGTTCAAAGACAGACCAATGTTGATGTTTAATACAATATCTCAATAATCCTGCAAAATTATCATTGCTCTGGTTTGAGGGGTTAGAAACCCTGGCAATATATGCCATAGTTTTTTCCGCATCAGGTGTGATGCTTACTAATTTTACGTTCATTTACCAAATCCTTTAAAAGTTTTTTTCTCCATTTCAGAGAGTTCATGTTCTAATACTCTAATCTGAGATTTTATTTCTTTCAATTTTTCTTCAGTATATAGATAATCTTGCTTTGATAATTTTTTAAGTAGATTAAGCATTTTTCTTGCTCTGCTAGTCTGGGTAGCCATCGTCATCATCGAAAAGTTCGTCGTAATCGTTTGTTTGTTCAAATGCTTGTGAATTTTTATATGCATCAGTATCAGAATAAACTTCTACTTTTATTGCATCAAGTGTTAGTTCTAAATTACGAACTAGCACTTTTAATTTACTCCTATCCATAATAAACTTATTTTCATATAATTATATCATAAAAAAAGAGAGGTAGCAACCTCTCTTTAAAATTTAGAACTTGTATCCATACAAGAACCTAGCTTCAGCGTAAATGATAGTTAGAAATATAGCAGATGCTGCTAATATTTCTGCTGTGACTAACATTACTTAGCTGTGTGAGCGATACCACGATATGTGAGTTCGACCTCTTTTGCTTGCTGAGCTTTGTTTCTGTTGGTGTCATACTTAACACCACGATAAGTGACTTGTGCCATTTGGTTTCTCCAAAGTAGTAGGTTGATTAGACCGTTCCTTCAGTCAACTTTTGCGTCCTTAAAACATACTGGATCAGTATGTGCGACCACAACCCTTACTATTTCCAATTGCTCAGATTTATTAGGATTGTTACTTGCAGAATCTATTAGTTCAGAAGCAGTCTCACAATCAAGTGGTGCTCCAATCACTATTAGACTAAGAAGAATTTGGTACATAAGGATGAACGAACCCGTTCCGAGTCGGCTTACTTGCGTCCCTTGTGGGATGAACGTATGTTAGTATTCTAACACATGTATAGTATATAGTCAAGTAGTTTTGTAGTTTGTGTTACATTTTAAGGAATTCTTTACATTTAACCAATTTTTAAACAGATATTAATCTAAATAATTGGTTTTGATTTCGTAAAAACCCTACACGCGAAAAAATTTTGGCGGGTTTTTTTGCGACATATTTTGAAACTACTTTCGCTTTTTGTTTTTGCTCGGTGTTTGATAACCCCACAGTGCAGGCTTCACATTACCAAAACCATAATCAATACGCTTCAACTTATCCTTAAATTTATCATAGTACATGTCAAATATTTTTACCTTAGGTCCTCTTACGAGATCATAATGATCTTTATCCTCGTAAACATAATATGTAATGTACGAATCGGTAGGAGCGTTTGTTGTACGAACATCGCTGAGTGATCCGTTTTCAATTACAATCTCGCAACCATATTTTTCTTTACTCTCTTCTTTTTCAGTCTTTGTCCACAAATTTTGTTTGTTTTTTGCTTCTAACTTTGTCTTTGTCATCTTCTATTACCCCACTGTATGTCTGGGTATGCTTCTGTGACAATATCTTTTGTAATTTTATATACTTCACCAAGTCTTTTATCCTTACATAAGGAAACAATCTCTGCTTCTAATGGGTGAAGACCTTCAAGTATATTAATAAACATTGTTTCACGACGAATCATGTTCATACCAGGATTACCACCTTGAACAAAATGATAAAAATGTTTTGCCTCTCTACGAATTGTAGTGTGTCCTTGCTGATCACTTGATCCTAAAGAAAAATTTCCAGTCTCATGCATTTTGCGAACTTCTTGTGTTAATTTTGTAGAAAGAGTTCCACTATAAGTATTCTGATCATCATAACCAGAATATGGAACATCACCTGGTGGAAGAACACTCTGCACACTCTCATCAAAGTTCCATATCAAGATAATCTTTAATGAAATATCTTCATAGGTTTTTAGAACCTCGATTTTTTTTGCTTTTGTTCTTTGTTTTGATACTAAATCAAGCACCTCAAATACAAGAGGTCTTGGTGGTAACTTTGGTAATGGTTTTGGTGTAGTTTTCTTTTGAGAAGATTTTGCTTTTACAGTAGCAGTTTTAGTCTTCGTCGTTGTAGTCTTCGTCATAATTTTCAAATCTAAATGCAACAATTTCGTCAGGAACTAAGTTCCCATTTATATCAAACATCTCAGGATGTGGTTTTGGTATCTCCTTATAGTTTAACATGTAATCTCTGGCAATCCAACCGCCTAATAGTCCGATTACAAATAACAAAAATGATATAGGTAAAGCTAAAATAAATATTGTTTCCATCGTCATTTTGATACCTCCAGTAAGATTATTTTTTCTTCTTTAAATTTATAGAAAACTCAAAGTAGATGTTTATTTCTTTATTAAAAAAATAAATGATTTGGTCAAAGATAATATGAAAAGGTTTTCTTTTTTTTCTTTTACCTCCCTTAAGAATAATCTCTATTCCACGATTAATTTCATTATTTTGATTATTTATATCATCCCCCGATGATTTGTTTTTCTTTAAGATATTCGATTGTGTCAATGCACCCTCCTAATTTTTTACCATCAACTAAAACTTGTGGGAAGGTGGATCCTTCACCAAATTCATCATAAAAAGATTTTTTGTCAAACTGTTCCCCCAAATTATAAACCACATAACTAGTTTTTGTCAAGTCCAAAACTTGTTTAATTTTATCACAATATGGACATCCTTCCTTTGTGTAAACTGCAAAATTCATATGACTGTAAAATTTTATTTATTTGTTTTTAGTAATTAAGCAATTGTTAATTATCAGGTAATCCAAATCAATTTTATTGAATGTATCAATCGCATCTTGAGGTGTCTCAATAATTGGTTGACCGTTGTCATTAAATGATGTGTTTAAAAGGATAGGACAACCAGTTTTCTCATTATACTTTTGTAAAAGTGTGGTAACTTCTGGGTGTAACTTGTCATTTACAGTTTGAATTCGACACGTTCCGTCCTGATGTGTAATCGCACCAATATTTTTTCTTTGATGTGGTCTTACAACTAATGAGTATAACATGTATTCGTTTGGATAATCTTCGATGAAGTAATCCTCTTGATACTCTTCAAGCATAATACCTGCAAAGGGTCTCCATTCTTCACGGTGTTTGATACGTGAGTTTACAATGTCTTTGTTCTTCTTAGGTTTTGGATTCATAAGTATTGACCTTGAACCAAGTGCTCTTGGTCCAAACTCAGATCGATTCTGAAACCACCCTACAATCTTATTGTCAGCAAGAAGGTCAGCAGTCACCTTACATAGTTCATCAAAGTCATCATACTTTTTATATGAAGTTCCTTGAACTGCCTTCTCAACTTCTTCATCACT